TTCAGTTCTCACAACAAAGGAGTTGTGTTCAGTGTTTGCAGTTGCCTGGAAGTTGAATCTTTGCACACTCGCCACTGAGGGTTCGATCTCCACGTCCCACTTAACACCCTTGAACTTCACGGTCTTAAGTTTCTCGTTGATGATCTCAGCGTTCATGAATCTGTAGTCATTCTTGAAGTCACCCTTTTCATTCTCGAAATGGATCCCTGTTGGAATGGTCGCACCGTTTCTCTCACCGGACAACACAGTTATGTTCGCCTTCTCCTTGTACTCCGGACACTTCAAGTGTATGTCTAGTTTGCCCATCTGTGGCATACCAAACGTACCCGTCATCTCCGTCTGTGGCTTGTGGAAAGACCCCTGTAGGATCACAGATCTGTCTTCGGCCATTGAGTCGATTGTAGTTTCCTTATCGTCTCCAGTGATCTTAACAAGATCCAAGAATCCCAGTCCATGCGTATGTTTAACGATGTCTTTTAAGATGTCTATCATAATGTTCTTATTGTATAGGATATTTAGGTCTTAGTCTAGTGTTATTTCAGAAACTTTATACACAACTGGATTTTGTTTACCAGGTTTCTTGAATATGGCATAACTGGCACCGGGTCGGAACTGGTTCATCTCAACTACCTCATATCCTTCGTCCTTGATCATCTGTGTCATGGCAGTCTTGGTGTTGTAGTTCCAATATCCCCGCTTGGCTAGATTTAGTTCTTGATCATAATGGCAGTCAGCGTATTGTATGAATACGTAACCTCCTGGGATCAATATCCTTTTGATGTCATGTAGGTACTGTTGCACGTGCTGTTGTGTGAAGAAAACGAATGTGTCCCAACTGAAGACAAAGTTACAACTCGCCTGTGGTATATTTGAACATTCAGTATTGCGAGTCTTGTAAAATTTTAGATATTTTTGGTGTGCAGGAGGAAACATTTTCCGTATAGGCGGCTCGATTCTGTGTGTGATATCTAAAAAAAAGTTTAATTTCCACGTCCTGAAGTCCATGGAGAACATTCCATTGCCTGGTCCTATCTCTAGGCTGTTATAGATGTTTGTCCTCGCGAACTGGAATATCTTGCTCTGTACGAATCTCTGTAGCGTAGGGTCTGTCATGGGTATCTTTTGCTTCTCATCAAGATCACGTTGGAACCATTCTGGTGTCTTGTCTAGTCTATTGATAACGTCCTTATTGTTGGCATCAACAGCCAACTCAATGTCCTTAAGTATCTTTAGATTTGAATCTATCAACTCCTGCAGATCCTCTTTTTTGACTTTTTCAAGTTTTTCTATCAGTAATTTTATTTCTTCTATGCTTAACATAATGATATTTAGAATTCAAACAGTTTGTTGAATGTGTTCGTGGTCTCAGTTGATTGCACGTCCCAACCCAAGACTCCTATGAGGTTGTCTATCTTTTGATCAAGTATCGTTGCTTCCATGGCATCACTGTCGAACGGCAGTTCCTTGAACCATTCAGGAATACGCATCTCGTCCACCGGATATGCGATACTCGTGTAGCCTAACGGATTGTTTTTGAGTTTACACACTATCACTTTGGCACCATCCGTGATTGGCATACTGTACTTGTCGCCATACATTTCCCTGCACCTGTTCCAATTCATGCTGGCCCTCACGTGTCCCGGCATGTTTGCTCTACCGGCCTTCTCCTCGGCCGCAGTGTACTTGGTCATGTTGTTTGCCCTCTTGGGAGAACCTTTCTCCCACCCTGGCCTAGATTTAAACTCTGCTCTGAATTCACTAATTTTTTCTAGCACTTGCTCTTCTGTTTTCCCTGTCAGTACCATGTATAGGAGATCACTCAGGAAATCCTGCACGAAAACAGGTGTGTCTGAACGTTTGAGATCCAGTCCCATGGCCTTCATCTTGCCATCCTTGCCGTCAACATCTGCACGTTTACCTTCCTTGTCATAGTAAAGCACGGCATACCTTTTCTTTGTGATGAACAGACCTTTTGATGCAACAAGTTCTCTGCCCGCCGCTATAACTTCACCCCTCGTGCTAGGACAATGGAAGCCTTTAGTCATGAATGATTTGAAAGATCCGTTGACCTCGTCTGCAATCCTGTCGTACAGTGCCACGACGGAGTCTTTGGTCCACGGTATGATACCTTCATTGATCTCTTTCTGTAATGTCTTGTATGCTGAGAAGTAAACGGAGTCTGTGTCTCCATACACAACACTCTCGCCCTTGTGGTCATACTTGCCCGCCACGATCTCGTTGACTTTGCTGGCCATGTGTTTGGTGATACACCTGCCTGTGAGTGTAACACTCTGTCCAATTCTTATGTCAAAGAATCTACAGCCTGGATTTAGGATCGCACCATACAGACTGTTTAGATTAATTTTCTTTACAAGTTGTCTCTTGTCCCAATATTCTCTTTCGATCTCGTTGTCTCCACACTCACGCATCTTTTTTTGCATTTCCTGTCTCTCCGCGTACCAACGCTTCAACAGACCTGGAATGATTGCTTCGTGCTCGTATGTGAATATTGTGCCATTAGCACTTAGCATCCATTTGTTATTGCCATCGAATATTATCTCGTACAGTTGTGCCGCACTCATACGCACACTGGTCTTGTCTTCCCAATCAACAATTATCTCTGTGCCCTTCTCTTGGTTCATGACCGCTTGGTATTCCCAACTACCAAACTGGCTGTCCCATGCCGCCGCGAATGATTTCTTGGCGTGTTTGGCCCTGTTGATCTCTGCTGAAGTAATCACTGGCCTAATCTGTCCAACTATGGTTTCAGGACCCATGTTCAATGCTCTAATAACACTTGGATACAGACTGTTTATGTCAACAGATCCTATCCAGTCGTGTATTCCCTTTTGTGGGGTGGCCACGTGTGCTCCTGCCGCCGGTTGGTTCTCTTCACCGTCTTTCTTGTACTTCCTGGCCGGTACCTGCATTCCACGTCTGTGTGTTTCATTTACGATTGCCTGTTCTGTGACCGCGACCGCACCCATCGTTGTCTGTAGTAGTACAGTGTTTTGGTGTGCTATCTCATTGGCCAGTTCTATGAACTTCAATTTCTTCTCCAGTTTGGCCAACAGTGCAGTATCCTGTCTGTTGTATTCTATGAACAATCCAAAGTCGTTCTTGTACAAGTTATCGAGCGAGCCCTCGTAGACAGTTTTTCTCTCATCCAACTCGTGTTCACCAATTGCGTCTAGTCTGAAACTGTGTCTTTCCTCGTATGTGTATTTCCTGTATAGTTCCAACAAGTCCAAGTGTACACGTCCCACTAGGTCAAAACTCAACTGTTCCCTACCATACTTCTCGAACACTCTCTTTCTTGGCTTTTCACCCCAAAAACAAAGACGTCTTGTGTCGTCTGAACTCAACACTTTCTGTATCCTACCCACTGTGTATGGAATGTCATATCCCTCACTGTTCCAACCCGACAGTATGTCTGCGTCCTGCACTAGTTCTAGGAATGCGTCCAACATATCTTTCTCTTTTTCAAAAAGCATTGTGTTGTCAAATCTTTTTGTGAGTTCTTTGGCATCGTCCATGCTGATAGTTTTGGGAGGTACTGCGAATGTGACCAGTTGGTCCGTCCAGCTCATGTAACAACTTATGGCAGTTATGGGCATGAACGGATCATCTGTTGTTGAATAACCTCGATCTGGATCGAAGTCAACTTCAATATCGAAAAACATCACGTTTAGTTTGGGCGTCTCCTTGCCCAAGTAGTTCTCTTCCAAACACCTGAACACAGGATTGATATCATTCTCGTACAGTTGCTTGTTGGATCTTATCCTCTGTTCTTTTATGAATTCTTTGTGTGTGGCACACTGCACCCGCTGTAATGGTGCACCGGTCATTGATCTGTGTTTGCCCCTGGCGTCCTCATAGTAGAACACGTACCTGGCATCATACTCCGTGAATATCCTGCCCTTCTTGGGATCACGTTCTACGACGTATATCTTGTCCTCGTCCTTCTTGTATAATGCATCTATGTAACTCATCTTACCACCATCCTGCGGCCACGCCGTATCCAAATATATTAACACAACTGAAGTAGAAAGTCAAAATCATCACCCATGCCGCGCCTCTCCTGTATGATGCGTAACACTGTGTGGTTGCACCAACGAAGAATGCCGGATACACTATGAGCATGTTGGGGTCTCTGGCGGATATCGCTAGGGTCATGCTGGCCGCAACCGTGAAAATGAAACTGACTAGTTCGAAGTAGAACGCCGTCCTGTCACTCTCAAAACTACGAAGCCAGAATGATCTGACCTTCGCTAACATTAAAGTTTGCCGGCCGTGTTTAGTATGCTCTCCAGCGTGTCCATCTCGTCTGCTATGTTCTGGTAGTTGCCCTTGTGTGCAACTGATATCGCCTTGTTGATCAGTGCTGGTTTCAATTCTAGTTCTTCTGCGATTGCTTTCACTGTGTCTTTCAATCCACCCTTCAAGTCCTCGACCTCACCTAGTACCTGTGAACCCTGGGAAATGATCTGGATCAATTTCTGCTTTTCTGCGTCATTGAAGTTTCTTACTGCCATTTGTTTCTCCTGTTGTTGTCAACAGTATATAACAGATTTCGTGTGAATGCAAATTATTTTTTCTTCTTGGTGGCCACGTTCTTGGCTTTACCACGTCTGTTCTTGTTGGGATCCTGCCTACGTTTCCTTGCGGCCGCGGACTTCCTGCCTTTCTTGCCCAGTGCGTGTGCTTTCGATCTTGGTAGGCATTTAGGCTTACCTTCTTTGCTGGAA